TCATTCTGCGTGGTACTCCAAGATAGTGTTTGTGTTATGGTGCATATTTCTCAACGCGATATTTGATAAACTTCTTAGTTGTTACATCGAATAACAACGAGGTTACGTCTCGCGGTGTGTCATCAGTTCTATCAGTTAACATAAGTACAGTGAAATTACCAGAATTACCAATCTGAGTATAAGTGAAGTAGTGTTGTTCGGTACTATTCAGCATTACGCGAACTGATTGTAAGTCTGTGAGAGGTATCATTCTGCGTGGTACTCCAAGATAGTATTTAGAGATGTACGTTGTGCGTTAAGCGATATATCTAGCAACTGTTGTTCTTCCTCGGATGCATCGGCTAAGTCTAGACGCCTCTTGCATAATGCAATATACTCCTCGAACAACTGACGTAGGAACTCTGTATTAGCTTCTGTAATCATAGTTCCTCATATTTCTTAAGACGGTTTTCAAGTTGTATTATACGGTTGTCTTGTGATTGCAAGTTATGGATTAATCTGGCCAATGTAATACCATTTAACTCAACTTTACGCTCCGGGAATTGCTCTTTGTAGTCTTCATAATCAAGCTTTGCAGTACGATATCTGTCAAAGAAGCGGTGCAAGTAACGTTGTGTTAACTCGCACCAGATTGACATTACCCATATTATGTTTCTCATACAGGATCGCGTCCGCATTCGTTGAAGGCTTTGTATGTCAAAGGCCAGGACCACTCAAAGTATGCTTCCGCTTGCTTGCATACTTGCTCAATCTCGTATTGAGCAAAGCTCTTGATGCGGGAGTTTGTATGCAAGCAACGTAGCGAGAAGAAGGTTAACCATGTTCGCGGCTTCGCTTCAACATAGCCACTAAAGTAGATGTTGAATGGCAAGTTCATCCGAGCAAGTTCGCGGGCATAGCCTTGCTTCACTTGGCTATCGTATGTCTCCCATGCAAACTGTGCAGACAACTTGCTCATCTTAATAAACTGTTCGTATTCACCATCCGTTGCATGATTCAACTGCGGACGCATGGGTTTGAAGCCTTCCGGTTCCATCATTGGGCGTTCGCGGGGCGGCAAATACATCTGGCCTTGCAATACCTTGTATCTGGAGGATTCGAGATTGAATGAGAAGTCTTCAACTTCTAACCCCATGAATCGGTGTCGTGTTAATTCCCACCATACGAACATCGGCAGTTCCATGTATAATGTCATCAACCCTTGCTCAAACGGTGTTCCATGCCTATTTTTCATACATGTATGGATAAGTGGATAATATGAACTCATCCATGTATCCGAACCGGCTACTCCACCGAACAGCCCCTCTTCGTTCTTATGTATTTCACCCGGTTTCAATACCCACGCTCTCCTGGCTATCGTCGCGTCGCTCCCGCATTGGCCGTTTGGAACCTGTACCGTCAACATGTCGCTGCGGAACTTGACCGGTTGACCCTTGGTGGTAATCAACATACTTCAACGCCTTTTGCCCTTTGTGTTGGGCATTCCGGAGAACTTCACGACCCGACCAGTGCATATACAATGCCCTGATTTCCTGTACCGGGTCGTAAGGTGGTTTTGGGAACGGCTCGGGGTTATGCCCCCGGTGTCCAACGTCGAATACGCTTGTTTTGAAGTTGTGGCAGCGTTCGCAAAGTGCCCAAAGATTTGATCTATGGTTGTTCTGATTATCGCCGTCTAAGTGATCTACCGTGTTGCATGGTGCAACTTCACAAAGTTCACAGACTAGTGTACTAGATAACACTATCTTCCGGAGCGATAGCCAACGGCTAGAGCGGTAGAAAGGGTCAGAAGTCCTAACAGGAGTTTGTACGACATCGCTAATCTTCGTTCGCGGGAACCCAACTTGGATTTTATCGGTGCCCATGACGATTTTTCTCGGGTATGGGGTGCCAGAGTGAGCGAATCTAACAAGATTATCGGCAGCTGTCAAGAAAAAGATAAGAAGTTTTATGCACTTAGACTGGGAAGTAAACTTCTCAAACGGTCGCTTACTCCAGAAAAAGACGTCATTTGGATTGGCGGACAACCACAAGAATGGCTACAAATCCCAGCAGTTTGCAACCGTCATTCGTGACCGCATACTCTTCCCTGGAGTAAGAATCGACTAGGCGTACTAGGAGTTGATGCGATTTCGGAAACCGCTCCGGCGGGTGTCTAGAAGACCATGAGCACGAAAAGCCTACGATTCGTTGGATTTGAGAAGATACTCTAATGGAATTACCCGTAACTCCAGTTTCCCTAGGAGGGGTATTTTGGAAATCAAAGCGTTTGAGGTGTGGCCTCAAGTGATTTGTTTTTGTTTCCCCGTGCAATAGGAAAAATCAATGTATGTATTATCCCTGATTTCTGTATAGTGTACAGCGGTTTTTAGCCTAGAAAACAAGGCATTTTTGAATATAATGTGCAACTCCAATACAGTTGGAGTAGAAATCACGGTTTGCTAGGAATCCTTGCATTTCCAACTCCAATGTTAATTGGAGTTGCTGGAGTAATAATAATGTACAGGTCTTCACCCTGCCCGGAGTGCGGGGTGAACTCTTGTTGGGAATCGTAGCCATTCTGATATTCTCTTGTCAAGTCTGCGATTCACTCCAGAAAATTATGCCAAAATGTTCACTACTGAACTGCGAGTTTTTGCGGTTGCATAAATCAATAAAAAGTTGGGGGTTTTCAGAAATCGGGTCGGTATAGTATCCTGTCGCACCCAATCATGTCGATTGACCGACCGCGAGAGGGCCGAACGGATGCCCCTCTCGTGTTATTATTCGCTCTAGGATCGCCGATCTACCTGTCAGGAGGGGTGAATCACATGCTGGGTAAAAAGAGTGCCGCAAAAACGATCCTAGACAATCTGCCTCCGCTTTATCCTCATCAACAAAAAGCTATCAACCATTTGACAAGCTATGTCAAACATCCGTGCAAGTGTAAGCGTAAAGCTTATAAAAGTCCGACGGGTACAGGTAAATCGTATCTAGCACTCACCGGATTGGCTTTGCATCATGCAACTGGTTGGCTTGTTACGCCGAGTGTTGAAATTATCTACGATATGTTTCGCAAGATTGGGGTTGAGTGCAAGGGGCCGGCGGAGTTAGAGTCGTTGATGATGAAATATCACATCATCACCCCGATCCGTCTGCGTAATAGGCTAATGGATGGCACGATTCAACCAGAAGACATTGAGATACTATTCATTGACGAATGCCACCACGCCGAAGCTGATACGTATAAGTTGTTGAAGGCGTTACTACCAGATGGGGTCATCATAATCGGCTTCACGGCGACCCCTTTTCGTGGCACTCCACTTGAAACAAAGAAGTTCCGCGATGAATGGGGTGAAGTGTATGAAGTTATTAGTATGGAAGACGCGATTGCACAAGGTTTCTATGCAATGCCGGACGTAGAAATCTGGCCGCTGGTTGATGATGACCTATGCGAAATTGGTGCCGGCGGTGAATTCGTCGTGTCTTCTGTAACTGCCGAGACAAAGGATAAGTTGCATGAAGCAATCAAAACATGCCACCAACGTGGAATATTTACGACTGATGGACTTCCTACTAGACCGACGGTCATTGGAATACATAGCTCCGAAATCATCCCCTATTTGGAGCGAGTGGCATCCGATATTGAATACCCAGTCAAACTGGTATTCATCACAGATGAGACACCATCTGCCAAACGTCAGGAATATTTCGCGGGCTGTCTTGATTTGCATTATGCAATCGTTCACATTAACACAGTATCGGAAGGTGTTGACATTTCCTCGGAGGTATCGCGGTTACGTGTATACATTGATTTTGCGTCAACAAACTCGCCCCTCCGTTTCACGCAGCGTTTTGGGCGTATTTGTCGATCCCTACTGGAAACTGAATCACAACCCCCGTTGTATATCTGTACGAATCGAAACGTTGAAAAGCATGGATACATCCTTGAAGGGTGCCTACCGGCTGATGTGGTCAAGAAAGCACAATTGGCTTTCCCCCGACCGACTGAGAGGGTTAAGGCGAGAGCATTCGGTGTTGAATCGCTAGGCCGAATTAAACCAACGAAGGTATTGTTACAGAATGGGTTAACTGTTTCCGTCTTTGCCGTATCGCAAATGCAAGGCAACATGAAAGTGCAATATCTTGTTGTTGTCCATCCTAACCAAATTAAACCAGCGTGGCTATATAAAAAATCGTTTAAGGAGGGCGAGGAGATGAAATGGGGCAAATGGGATATTCTCCGCGATATCCCAACGGAGTTGAAAGGGTTCAAGTCCTCACCTCCGGGACCATTGACAGAAGGGCAACAAAGATTCTGGAATAGTTGTGCTAAGAAATGTGGTTTGGACGAAACACAACCAATCGATGGTAAAAAGTTTCAACTTATGCCCGCTCTTGTAGATGTGGGGGTGTGCCTTGCGTGAATTCAAACCCGAAGTGATGAAGAAATTCATTGCAAAATGGTGCGTTGACAACAAAGTTTCGTATAAACAGCTGGCGTTAGCGTCCGGAGTGAAAAAAGCAACATTGTATAGTTTCATGTCTACCGATCGGGCACAAGGTATGAATATTCGTTATGTGTTTGCATTAGCTGAATCAATGAAAGTGTCCATAGACATGCTAACAGGTAGGGAGTTGCATTATGCAAATGCAGACGATAGGGGACGAACAACATCCGATTCGTGCTAGCTCTCTACCCGCTTTATTCAAGTGTCCGCGACTCTTCATAGAGAAAGTCATGGTAGAGGGTGACCAATTAGGCGATGAGAAAGCACAGACGGGGAATTTAGTACACGCTGGTATCAAGGCTTTCCACGATTACAAAGGTAAAGGCGATGCATTGACGCACGCTAAAGCCCTAATGCAGCTAGCAGCGAAAGTGTATACAGCCGGCGATTATGCAGAAGCGGAGAGGATGCTTGAGGCATACGCCCGGAGGGAACTTTCAGAACGCCGGGGCAAAGTCATCCTCTGTGAAGAGAAAATCACCCTCACGCTTGCGGCGTCGCCGCTTGACCCGACCGGTAATAATATCTATATCACCGGTACAGTAGACTTAGTTCGTTTACTTGGCAAAGACGTTCTGTATATCATTGACCATAAAACAGGCATGACGTATGGCGAGAATATGGTTAAGGGATATATGGCTCAACTAGCCGCATATGGGCTTGCAATTATGCAGAGGTATCCGGATAAGAAATATAAAACTTTCATTACCCGGATTCAGGATTTAAAGCGTAGCAATCTACCCTTCTGGTGGCCGATGCCGGGGTTGGAAACGCCGGAAGGGTGCATGAAAGTGCTAGAAGTGGTAGTAGATCGTATAGCAATCCTCCGTGCTGGTCGTATACATCATACTAGCTCGAAAGAATGCGAAACGTATTGCCCACTTGTAATGTATCCGAACTGCCAAAACGTAGAGCTAGGCGTCAAGCCAAAGCTTGAACAGAAACCAGAGGTTGTTAAACAGCAACCGAAGGCGATGCCCCTCACTGTTAAGGACTTATTCTCATGATTCGTATGGTCGCACTTGGCCGTATGTCTTGGCGTCCCTCGTTGCTTGGCAAGCAACTAGGTAATAGTCAGATGTACGAAACGTGGGGGTACTATGTGCATGGCGGTTGCATTGTGCAACTATCGGCACCGATCACTGATATCCTAACGTTACCGGAGATGTCAAAGCCTGAACCATTTAAACTCGGCAGTGCAGTTGAGACGAGGGACGGGAAAGAATGGTGGTCAAAAGGTATCCTCGTAAGGTGTAACGGGCAATATGCATGGGTGGCTAGTTTGAATCCAGAAATTCCGGACTACCCCATAATCCGTTGCGTACTGATGGATTATGTCATAACCAAAGTGAACCCATACTACAACACAGACTTAAGGAAACTGGCAAATGGCAAAGGCGAAACCGCAAGCGGAAACGGCCCAACTGGCTAAAACTGACCTGTTCGCGGTCATCAACAAAGGAATTGAAGTCCGCAAGCAAGAGACGGTAGTAAGTACCGGAACGGCAACTAGTCCATATGTACAATTCCTCCACAACGCCGCTAAGAACTACCGGCAAGTTCTCACGGCCCTCGGGAATCTGGCCGACGGAACGCCGGTACTGGTGAAGGACAACGAATTCACCCTACTACAGCCATTCGAATTCCTGTTCGTGCCGTCTTGGTTCCAATATTACGGCCGTAGCGACACACAGGGCGATATCCTAGAAATCCTGGATATTGTGGGCCGCAAACCGGATGGAACGGATTGGGCGGAATTCGTCGATGCTGTATTGATCTTGGTATTGCCGAATAACGCCCTCCAACCGGCCCGAATCCGCTATCGAGGTCCAAAGATTCCGGCCTTCCGACAAGCCCATGCGTCATGGCAAGACGACTGTTGTGCGGATGACTGGTCGGCCCGCAGTAAGGCCCACAAGGCACAAGCTGATACAGGTATGCCGTCATGGTCTTGGCTGTTGCATACTGCAACCATGACGCACAAGATTCCGAAGAATCCAAAAGCCCGGCCATATGACCAGTGTGATAGCACTAGCAAGATGACCCCGCCGGGTGTACTCGCATTGTTGAAGCGGTTGTCTACGCAAGCTGAATTCGCAGAGTGTATGCAAGCATGTATCAATGACCATAACGGACGTGTCCAGCAACTTCTAGCTTTGGGGACCAGCAAGTGAAACTCGTCGTACAGCCTACCGCCATTAAGAAGACTGATAAATTCAGGGTCACTAAGTATGATATGCTAGATAGGTTAATGGTGGAAGTGCTGTACGCATTCGTTGACCCGAAAGACTTTGAACGTGCGGAAAAATCGCTTGGCGTAAGTGAAACTATCTTACGCCAAGTATTGCTAGAGCAAGCTAAGAAACCGAAAGAGCCGTATGTGTATGTGTCCGACAACCGTGGAATCCGCCCACTATTTAGGATTCGCGGCGAACACGAGCGAACGACCTCCGCTCGTGTTGTGGGGGATATTAAGGCAGCGTTGCATGACGCAACACCCGGACAGGTTATCGAGTGGGATAATACGATTTGGGTTTGCTGCCTTGATATCGACTTTCCGAATGATGCACCTTCGGCAGACCAGTTCCATACTTTCGCAACAACAGTCAAGCCAGCCCCTCAATTCTACTGGCACTCGCGTAGCGGTGTCGGTATGCATATGGTATACTATGCCGCCAACGTCTTTGACGCCGATGAACTCGCTGCAATCGCAGGATATAACATCCAGAGACGGTTTCCTAACTGCCGAGTGGAATTTTTACATAGAACACGGGCAGTTCCCAGCGGAACGCAACTTACAGAGCAGACACAGGATTCCGACCCGGTTGGTTTACGGAGTCTGCTTACAACGTTTACAGAAGTTGATATCAACGCATATTTGGAGTCTAATAATTGGAAAGTGGGTCAACGTTTACCACACTCAGACTGTCCGGTTAATCCAAGTGAACGGGCGAAAGCAAACAGTAATCCGGTCATTATCAACGAAGATTGCGTATACTGTTACGTCTGTGCAGCGGACGGAATACGTCTCGGTTCACCTCGTCCGGGTAGATTCCCATTCGCTGCATTATCTGGAAAGCGTGTTAATACTCAAATTTCCCGGTGCATTGAAAACTTGGTGCATTGGGGACACGCACGACATGTAATGTCTGGCAAGGTTACATCATGCATCCTAGCGAGGAAAGTATATGCGGCTCTGCTTAAACTGCAATACGGCGATGATGATAGAATTCAAGCGGTTTTTTGTGCTGGCGAACCAAATGGACTTGTCCGCTATACAGGATATTGGGCGGACAACAGAGGCTCTATTGTTGATTTGCCGAAGGGTAGTTCGATCTTGCGTTCACTGCCACATTGCCAAGACCGAAAGGCTAATGGAATACTTACAACAAACCCGGTCAACGTGGAGTGGCTTTCACAAGCCGTTGACCAGTCCTGTAGAGGCTACTATCCAGTAATCCCAATCTACGGTATACAGATAACACAATTCCAAGCACTTCCGGAAGACAAGATTTATAGTATCCAAACTAGCAGGGCATTAATCAATGAGCAATATGAGTCTCGTAGACCGTGTTATGTACCAACAGCAGAGAGACAGGATATCGAGCATTCATGGAAAGTGCTGGAGGGCATATATCCAGGACTTAACAGAGCAATTATACAAGCTCTTATCGCAGCACGGGGATGCATCGAACATAGGAACGGATTGCCACCTATGTTTGCAATCACGGGTGTTACCGGTTCAGGTAAAACGTCACACGTTGAGATTGCTGCGTCGATTATCGGTGACTCTAGCTTCAAGGTGTACCTTAATCGAGACAGAGATAGATTTATGAACGAGGTGACGACTGCAAAAGCACAGTCGGGTTTTATCAACCTCGATGAAATTTACAAGTTTGCAACGCAAGCCGGTATGACGGCGACGGAAGGTATGGAGAGTCTACTATCTTTCACTGAAACTAGCATGGTGTATCGTATCCATATTGGCGGTATCCCATTCGGCCATTTGCCGGTATTTGTATTCACCGACGCCTCCATGCCGGATGAGGTGAAGCAGCACGAACAAATTGGCAGGCGTGTATTTCATGCCCACTTACTTTCCCAGGTTTCATGGGAAAAAACTTTGGCGGCTTCTGGTATTGGGGAAACTCAATACCTACGGGTAAATGGGAGTGATGAGGTTATTGCATCATGCAACGCAATCCTATCACAAGTGATAGACGATTTCTTCTTGACACCTGCAACAGACTTTGAAGATGTTTGCGATATACTAGGCTTCAAGAAATTGCAGCATAGCGAAGTGAACGACGATAGAACGTTCCTTATGCAAGAGTTGTATAACGCTGTATGCAAAGCACCGAACATTACCGATCCAAACGATAAGAGAAGATTCACACCACCCGGATTCAAGATTTGTATCATGATTGATTCCGATCCTATATACCGTGCATTCGCTCAATGTCAGACGGATAAAGAACGCGGCGGTATTGATATCCGTATGTTCGCGGAGAATGACATACAACAAAAGCTAGGCTTGAAGACGCCATGCAAGCTTGAAGTACGCAAGCATGGCAGTAAGTTTGCAATCCGCTTTGTATCCTCTACCGACCCGAAACTCGTTAACGAGGGCTTACGATGACATGGGATATGTATGATGTGTTAGTCCGCAATTGGGCCAATGGCGGACCGATTATCATGCCACCAGATGAGGCCAGTATATACGGACGGTTGATACAGCCATATCAAGTTAATCGCGTTGCTGGTATGTATGAGATTAGCCAGAAAGGGAAAGAGATACTTGCATCATACATCACAGACGATCAACTTAAACTGCTAGTGCAATGCTACAATTACAACCTTGTCTTATATGGCAACGACCCTGCAATTGACCACGCTACTAGCCTATTCATGTTAGGTATGATTGAATCAAAACGTACTACTGCTGAACTACAAATCACTCGTCGCGGTCGGTTTACCGTGCGGGCTATGTATGCTAAATTATATACTAATCCAGAAGAATGCCACTTACTACAGGGGTTCCAAATATGACGGAAGAATTCGTTAGGCAGACTCTAGCCCATATCCCAAACAGGGATGTTGTTACTGTGATAGAATACCTAATACAGAAATCAAAAGAACAACAGCAAGAAATTATGCGATTGAAGAAAGAGGTACAGGAGTTAAAGCGACCTGTAAATAACCAACAACCTATAATGCGGCCATTATGAACCCACTCTACTGCGACTTTGAAACGCAATCCGCTGTCAACCTCTGGACGGTCGGAGCGAATGCGTATATTACTCACCCGTCTACCCGGCTTATGTCGGGTGCGTTCATGGACGACGCGGGTAATGTAACTGTATGGGTGCCACCGGATCGATTGCCGTTCGGAAAGACAAGACTACCGGAGTTAGACGGAGTACATTGGTGGTTGGAACCTTTTTTCCCCGTTGCACTATGCAACGGTAAAACTCTGGTAGCACACAACGGCGAACTATTCGACGAGTTGCTCATCAATCGCTTCTACCCGGAAGCTAGAGGGTTATCGTGGCTAGACACAATTCACCTAGCCCGTGGTTGTGGCTACCCTGCGAAACTCAACGACTTAATGCGGGTCATCTGCGGACAGGAGAAAGAAGACAATACAGCACTCACGGCATTGCACGATGTAAAGACGGCCAAGGGTCATTACATTTATCTCCGGGGTACATTACCCCTATGGCAAAAGATGCTGAGATACAACGTCAAGGACGTTCAGTATCTCGGTGAGATAGTTAAGAGGCTGCTTGATGAACACACACCAGATTGGGAGTCAATCCGGGTACATAGAGAAGTTAACAATACAGGATTCCGCATTAATAGACGACACGTTGATAACTTACGGTCTATATGGGATACAATACGTAGTCTGGCGGGGGATGCAATATCAGAAATTACTGACGGAGAACTTAATAAAGACTCTGTGCGAAGCCCGCAAAAAGTTAAAGCGTGGCTCATCGGCAAAGGCTTCTTCCTCCCCGGTAACTCGCTATCAAAGCAAAACCTTACGGATATCTTTGCTCACCCGGAGCGTTATACACAAGGCATGTCGGCCGATGACGGCACGGCAGTTATCGCCCTTCTTGCCCAACGGCAAAATGCGGTATCGGCCGTTGCCGGCAAACTAGATCGTATGATATTGTCGAGCGATGCCGGCGGCATGGTAAGACATTGTACTGTATATAACGGGGCACAGACAACGGGTAGAGACTCTGCAAGAGATGTGCAGATACATAACTTTCCCCGTGGTGTAAAGGTAGATAAGGATGCGTTGAAGCAATATACGGAGCTAGTGCTTAAGCCAGAGTGGGACTACCCCAGCTTTCAAGCTGTTGCATCAAGCAACAAGTGTAAGCCAGTTGAGATGTTTCAAACAATGGTTAGGAACCTAATAGTTCCTACTAACCCTGATTCGGAGTTCATAATCTATGACTTCTCCAATATTGAGGCTCGTGTTTTGGCTTGGTTGGCTAACGCCGATTCTATGTTGTCCCTGTTTTCCGATCCACATAAGGATATTTATTGTGATATGGCTAGCCGTCTATATGGCCGTGCGATCACCAAAGCTAACAAGGATGAGAGATTTGTTGGCAAGCAAATCGTCCTCGGATGCGGCTACCAAATGGGACATGTCAAATTCGGCATGTCGTGCCGTGCCCTTGGATGTGACCTTGCAAAAGCTGGTGTTACACCCGAGCAATGCGTTAGAGCCTATCGAGACGCCTATCCACAGGTGCCATCTCTGTGGAGACTGTATAACGAGACGGCTATGCAAGTGGTGCGGACACGTCAATCCGCCTTCGCCGGTCGATGTACATTTAGGATGGGGCCGAGCGATTTCCTAGAAATCATGCTTCCGTCCGGACGAGTTTTACGGTATCGGGACTGTTGCATCGTGCAACGAGAAAGCCCGTGGAGAGACGGAGAGTTGATGGATCAATTGGAGTATACAAATGGATATGGATTCCGGAAGTATCTATACGGTGGTATACTAACAGAGAATATCGACCAGGGTGTGAGTAATGATATCCTTCGTGCTGCTCGGAACCGGTTGCATGACGCAAAGCGACACCCTGTACGCTTCACTGTTCACGACGAAATAGTATGGGAAGTCCCAAAGAAGGCTAGTAAGCGACTTTGCCCGAAGTTTGGTAAGGCCATGTCTTCTGTTCCAGCGTGGGGTGAGGGTATCCCGGTTGGGGTGGAGGGGTTTGTATCGCCTGTATACACAAAAGTTCCGCTTCAAAACACCAAAATCTACGAGTACCTACTAGGTAATGCGGTATAGTATAGTGTTGAGTTTACTTACCGCTAACCCTCTGAGGTACGACCCGTGGCTAAGAAAGAAAAGGTTGTGGTCCAACAACTCTTCGCTGACGTTGTTGAAGCCCGCACCGCTGCCGTATCCTACGGCCAACGATTCACGAACCCGAAGACCGGCAAGGAAAGCAAATGGGGGGTTTTTGAATTCCCCAACGGCAAATATGTCGTTGCCCGTTCTTTCGGCAAAGCCGTTGTCGCCCTCGCTGAAACCGATGAGGCATACAAGGGCAAGCGGTTGAAGGCAAAGGCTATTCCGGCCCCGCGAGAATATGTGAATTACTGTGATATGGACAAGTTGAACGAACTGCTTGAAGCTATTACGGAACGCAAAGACAAGCTCACCGACTAAGGTTGCACCATGCAACCAAGTGAACCCTCTCAACCCGCCGTGATACCCCAGAGGGTGTATCAGTATACGCGGCGGGTTGCTTTCCTCTTTAACAGGGCTATCAATGAAGAAGGTAAATGCGTTTCAATTCGGTAGCGTATTGCGTCAACAGTGTTTCGTACACCGTGGATACCATCCGCATACTGGCGAGTTCTTCCCAATCCAACTCGCGGACCCGCTACAAGGGAAAGAACACGGTTCGCTACATATGTCGGCCTATAGTGATCGACAACGAATCTGCGAACCGTGCGTGTCACATGCCGGTATCCGCATGTTCGTCGTGGAACCGTTCAACGAAGAACTGTTGATTGGGTTCCAACTTATTTCTTCCGGTCGCACATTCTGCTTTGCTGCTCCAGTCCACGTTGATAGCGAAAAGCAGATGAAAGAGTATCTAGATTACCGAGATTATATCTCAGATAACTATATCACCTTCGAGCATTATCCGCTCGAATGGCCGTTCATGGAACTTAAACGACAATTTTTTGCTCCCGTAGCTAACAACTCAGGGGAATTGGAATGGTCGTTTATCGATCCGGTAGAACAGCCAATCCGCTAATGGATGATGCTATCTGGGGATTGTGTAATATGACACCCCCAGAACTGAAAGGGCAAACGTCGTTCATTTGGACAATGGGTGATCGTTTGCTTTGGACAGCAAAACAATTCGATGACATCAGCTTTACGCTGCTGTTTATCGATATGAAGACGAATTTCCCAGACGTTGTATTGCCAGCGGGTTTGTCGTGGGAAACGTCTCCTGACCTATCGTTGCTTAATGCAACGCGGGAACTTGAACGGCAGATGTTGAATAACGAGGTATTTAACCAACTCCGCCCATCCCCTCCCTGGATGAATTTAACCCTTATCCGCAAAGTGGTATCTCTCTATGTCGCGGCAAGCACAACAACGACAACAAGCACTACACCCGCTCCCTGAAAAAGTTAGCTTACTCACTGCGAACGGCTTCGCCCTCCTAACATCTGGGGGTTGCGAAGTTGTTCGTATCATTGGCGGGTGGCGTAGACTAGCTACGCGGCCGTTGACACAGGAAGAAGAGTTGCAATATATAAATGGCAATGCAATGTTTGACGTACACAGCGATGACGGGGTGTTGATGAAAGAGATGTGGATACATGATTTCTTTGTACAGTATGGTGGTAACGGAGAAAGATCCATTGTACTAGCTAGCAATCTAGTTGCATTGCCAAACTTCAAACTTGTCAAGCGACATAAACTGTACACCTGCGACAGCTGTAACAAGCCTACACCCGGACATGATTTCGTCTGGGGGTACAACCTCCGTCTCCCTCTCGACGTTCAAGTTAGGGATAGAAAGTTGCACTGTGCAACCTGTGCCGCAAGCATATTCACAGGTCAAGCGGTCGGGCACGCGGCAACTACCCTAGCTCTTGCCGTCCTTCGTGGAGATGACTCGGCGGCAAATCCACTCGCCGACGAACTGATTGAGCTAGGCGAAGATACAAAATCTTCTGCGTTGCAAGCCCTCTACTCGCAAGCACTTGTGCAAGACTACCACACCTACCGCGAAAGAATTCCGAAAATGTGGTCTTCCCAGCGATGCTACTTTTGATAAAATAAGAAGCAACACGGGAGAGACAGACATGCCAGTCACGATCAACGGAGTAGAGCAATACGTCGGCCGGGTGTGGTTTGTTAGCGGCCCTGACAGTACCGGCCAGGTAATAGTAAAGGTGGTGACGGACAATGGCGATATTATCTCACTCTATCATATACTACCGGGTGACGCCACCCGTGACATCGCCCCGGAATGGGAGGAGAAGAGGCGGCAACGGGCGGCATTAAAGGGCGAAGCCTACGTTTTCCAAGAGGTCTTAATCGAGTTGTTTAAACTAAACGTTGGGTCAATCGTCAGGTTCATCGGGGGGCACAAAGCGGAGGCCGACGATAGGGAGTGGGAAGTGCTGCGATATAACACCCGGCGTTCCAGAATCGGAACGCTTATTACAGTTGACGTTGAAAGCTGCGGAGAAATCATCCTATCTGTCGCTCCGTCGTCGCTCGAAACCATACCGGTGCCTGATCGAAAGACGCCAGCGAAAGGGCGGTGCCTCCAGTGTTGCACAATGCAACCCCTCTCGGAGTACCTATACCACTCTAGATGGATAGAAGGCTATGACTCCTGTACTCGCTACTGCAAATCGTGTGTGATAGCACAATATTGTGAGGGGGCAAGCGAGACAGCAAAGGCTCTGTTCCGAGCGATTTTGAACATGGAAGCGTGTACAGCGAACAGGCAGGCGAATCGGGCGGCATGGGTGGACGAGATGATTGAGTGTGGAGCGTATAATGAACTAACTGAAAAATTCCAACAACGGTGGAGATTGTAACTATGTATCTCGTATACGTCGTCGAACACGGAGTCAAGAAGTATCTAGCCCTCACGGAAGACGGGAAAATCTGGTGGACGGATTCCCGCAAACTCGCCTACCGGATTCGGCGGGAGGATTCCGCTGAGCAACTGGCGAAAAATTACGGCGGAGTTTACGAAAAAGAGTAGATTCCTGTTGACAGCTTCGCCGAACTCTGCAATACTTCTCCTGTCGGGTGAGTCACACAGCCGACAGGAGGGTTGCAGAATGCAACCGGACGAAAGCCTAGAAATCTCAGTGAAACAAGAGGAAGACGGGCGGTATTCATGGGCCGTAGATGTGACGTGGGAGGGTGAGGACGGTGACTACGAGTCGGAGATCGTGGATTCCGGACTGAGCAACGATCCGGTAAAGGTCGGGCAAAAGATCGGTGAAGCAGTGACCAGATATTTGACGACAAAAAAGTAGTAGAAAAATCTCCGGGCGGGCTTGAAACCGCCCGGCACCCCGCCTAAGATACTTGAGACAAGTCAACCAAGTACAGGTGTATCCAATGACCACGCAAGTTCAGTCCGTCCGTCAAGTCTGCTCTACTCGCGGCTATCCGTACTTCGCCTACGGGGTCTACCAGCCGACTCCACGTCGCCGGGGTGGTGGCTACTACTGGCGTCTCGTCCGCTCCAGTCGTCGGTTCCGCTCGGATAAGCGGGGTCGTCTGCGATTCGATGGTATTCCGGTCGTGCCGGGCATCCGGCACGGACAGGACGTTGGAGTCTGATCAACAAAATCACGCCAGCAGTCTTGACAACTGCTGGCACCATCCCTAGTATTCTGTCATGACACACGAACAAGCCAAAGCATTGGTCGGCAAAACGGTAACACTGACCGGCTACGGTCAGTGCGTTATCTTGCGTGTCTCAAAAGCCGGTGTTCGTATCGAAGTCTGGGGCGGTCCATGTGGTGACAAGCGTTACCAAATTACCGTACCCGCGTCCCAACTCGTTGCTTAATGCAACACAAATAGGAGACTAACGTGTCCAAGAAAGCCAAAGCCGAAGCTCCGCAAGCCGAAGCTCCGCAAGTCGTCGTGCAAGAGTTCGCCATGATCGACCCGACGAAGATCGTACTGGCCTTCGAGCGTGGGGAGGGCAAGGACGGCATCAACACCGGTCGCTACAAAGTGGCCGGTGACGAGAAGGTAGAAGAAATCGGGTACTCGATGCACGTTCACGGTCAACTAACTAACGTGCAAGTGACCGACAACGGCGACGGTACTTACGGGTGCGTATTCGGGAACACCCGCACGCTCGCCGCCCGCAAGATTCGGGAGGGGTACAGCTACCAGGGGAGGGAAATCCTCGATCCTGAATTCAAGCTGAAAGCCCTCGTCGTCAAGGGTACTCCGCGTCAGCAGTTCGAAGCGAACATTACGGAGAACGTCAGTCGGGCCGAACTGACTGTGATGGACCGGGCCGTGAACATCCGGGACGCGAAGGAAGTCCACAAGATGTCCACGCCGGTCATCTGCCAGTTGTTGGGGATTGACAAAGCTACCGTCAGTCGCTACCTCACGTTGCTCAAGCTGCCGGGATCGATCCAAGACTTGATCCACGACGGGAAACTCGGACTGTCCCACGGTTGTGCGTTGGCGACGTGGAACAAGGGGCAGTTGACGGAGGAACAGATGGTCAAGGCATACCAAGACTGTCAAGACGATCAACCGTCGCTAACGCAGTTGGAGAAGGTACTCCGCGAAATCAAGACTACGGAAGTGAGCGGAGCGACGGACGGCAAGCCGGAAGGGGAGACTAGCAGCACTACGCCGAGCAAGCCGGAGACGACGACCACCACGAAGCGACGAACGCTCTCGGACGTGATTGCGAAGCTGCGGGAAGGCATCATCCGTCAGGACGGCAGCTATCCGGGGGTGCCGAACGCGGGTCAGTGCAAGTTGCTCGATCCGCTATTTACCAACCTCACCCGCTACGCCGAAGGTGATCCGAACGTCACGGAAAAGATCGTCTCGGATACACTGGTCGCCGTCGCCACCGCGATCCGGAAGAAGTTCAAAGAACAGTCTTGGGAGGATACCGACTACGAAGGCTAATTCCAATCACCCGGCCGGTTGCACAATGCAACCGGCCACATCGGAGGACGACATGTTCCGGGTATACAGGATCGTCAACGGTTCTATACGCTATTGGCGTCGGTGGAGTAGAGCCGGTAAACCTGTATACACACTACGTTCTATCGACGCCATGTACTTCACCTCAAAACCGCCCGCTGTCTTGGTTGCTTCCCGGTTGCATAAAGCAACCAACAAACCGCACGAGGTAGAAAACGCATGAAATGGGTCATCATGTACAAAATGTCCGGTCTCAGGGAGAACGCTGACAAGTGGCGATTTTACGGCCGTTGCTCGGACGAGTACACCGCGAACGGTATCGTCCGCGACATGCTCCGCCGAGGACACATCTCGGATTGCCAGTGTGTAGAGGTCGCCGAGAACGACCGAAAGTTCTTTCCCGAATCGTGGCAGTAGCCACAAAGGTGTTACCTGTGTTCGTGATTTCCTGGAAGTATTCAGGTGGTGTGGTGTACTTCATGAAACACGCTGGTGAAGACACCTTCTGGTCGGACAGGGCGAAGGACGCAAAGAAGTTCGACACGCGAGAGCAAGCGAACGAAACCATGCAAACGGTCGGCCCAGAATTCCAGTCCGCGAAGGTGACAGAGTACAAACCCGAGTTCTGGCTAATCCGCAAAGGTAGCGGAGAACACAACGACCACTACCAATACTTCCTTGGTAGCAACACGGACGGAGAATACGTCTGGACGTTTGACCAGCGGGAAGCCTACCGGTTCAAGTCGGAAGAAGTGATGAGAGAAGTGTATAACGACATCAAACGCATCCACCCAACCGCTCACACCCTCCGAGACTGAGACATGGCCGCTCGGCCCAAACTTAAGCCTTACGTGAAACCCGCCCGATTCACGCCGATGTTTTTCGTGCGTGACAACCACACCGGCGAGTTGATCGGCGAAAGCCACACCCACGACAAGCACTGTTTCGAGTACATCAAACATATGCTCGGCGGGAACAAGGAACGGTACTCCGTACACCTCTACAACTGGCGTGAGTGTCTAGCGGTCATCGGCGATGACGAACCCATCTGCGACGGGAAGACAAACCCGAAGGCAAGACGGAGAGCAGCGTAGAAACAGAACCGCCCGGTTGCACAATGCAACCGGGCGGTTTGCGTTACATCGACGGAGCCACGGTTGCAGCAGTCAACGGCTCATTTGGCGTAGGATCAACCGCGTCAGGATCACTATTAACCAGCTTAGTAATATAGTCAACTTCGCTTTTCAGGTCTGCATTTGCTGCCGCAAGGTTGGCGTTAGCAATGGCAGCAGCAGCGTTAGCCGCGTCCGCCTGTGCTTGTGCTGCTACTTGAGCGTCATACGCATTCTTCAAATCCGACTCTTCTCGCAACAGTTTCAGAACATCGAACATGCTTTCTCCTATCGGAAGAAACGCGGTTGGTAGGTTGGGCACACGCCACCCGGACAACCACCGCTAGAGGGACAGATACCACCTGGACAGTTACCGGGAGCGAATGTACCCGGCATATACATAGGTTGTGGATACGGCAAACTCGGGAACGCAGGTTGTTGGAATCCACCAGGCCAGTAACCCGGCTGTTGCCATTGCTGCACCGGAATCGGTTGTGGGGTGGGTGCCGGGGTAGGTTGTTGAACCGGCGGTTGTGGAGCAACAGTCGGCTTGCCAAAGGTGAGAGTCAAGCTAGCTTTCGTCACGCCTTTTGCCGCGAGTTCCGCCGTCACCGGGATATCGACAGTCACGGTGCCCGGAGTGACCGGCGGATCAACCGGCGGAGCTTTCGCAACAACCAGTTTGTCAGCAGTATACAAGCCATACCCACGAGCGTTGTTCCGAGTCTGGAACGGGCTAACGCTGATTACTTGCTTCCGCAGGTCAGCCAGTGCGGGTAGATGCTGGTATACAGATTGGCAATATAGAGCCATCTTACCGGCTTCGCATGGGGTCGCCATGCTAGTGCCGGACATTTTGCCAACCTTGTTACCCGGCAGAGTGGATTCAACATCCACACCCGGATCGACAGTGAAGACGTTATTACCCCAACTGCTGAACGAAGCCAGTCGGCCAGAGCTATCGCACGCAGCAACCGAAATCACATTCGGGTCTTTGCCCGGATAGCCTTCGGTGTTACCCGGCCCACCGGCGTTGCCGGCAGCAGCAACCACGATAATACCCGCATCAATAGCACGCTTGATAGCAGGCGGCATATACTGGTCTACTTGATCGCCACCCAAAGACATACTGATAATATGCACCTTTTGAGCTACTAATGCGTCGATGCCGGCAGCGATGTCATCCACGCTGCCGGAACCTTGATCCGATAGCGACTTGACACAATACAGGCTAGCGTCCGGTGCGATGCTATGGACGATGCCGGCACAATGCGTACCGTGACCGTTGCCATCGGTCGCGTCGTTTGTCTTCGTGATAGCGTTGTAAGTCCAGACCACTTTGCCAGACAAGCCGGGGTGGTCCTTCTGTACGCCGGTGTCAACGATGCCAACCTTCACACCGGCACCAGTGAAACCACGCTGCCACACCGTATCGGCCTTAACCATCGTGACATGGTAAGGCAGGTCTTTCACGCTCTGCCCGTCAAACTTCGCCACACTATGCAGCGGTTCAACGGGTAGCTTGATGATCGGAGCTTTCGGATCGCCCGCCAGCAACGGGCTTACGATCAACAGCAGCAGGCTTGCTTTGCGGAACATAGTTTCGGATTTCCTTTGCAGGGCCGATAGGGAGAATAAAGGATTTAGGTGGCTGTTTCGGTTGACCAATCAACCCGGCGACTACTGAGAGCAAGGGGATTCCGAGTTGCATGACGCAACCTCACTCGCGTAGTCCCGACCCATCGTTGGCGTAATGTTGAAGTTGCCGACCACGGGGCGGGCTTGATTGACATAAGCCGTATAGGGATCGTTATAGCCAGATAGGTTAGATATCCCAGCGTTTCCCAACTGCCACCGATATACATAGCATGGAGGTTCAAACTTGCATGGACTGATTTTCACACCCGGTGTCGTCCTTACCGTTTGGTCAAACATGGCGTCTTGCCGAACACCACCATAGGTATCCTCCGCATACCTAACGCCTAGATCGAATACGCTTCTCTTGTATCCGCTAGTATTGTGGTGGACCGAATGTGGGGAACAAAGAGACAGTGGGCCGTCTTTGCCAACCTGAAAATATGCCGCCTTCGGGTTCCAGTAGTCGTATCCTTGCAACGCTAACACTGACTGTTGAACCCGCCAAGGTAAGCTAATATCGTCGTCTTCCCACGGCAAGATAATGTCAGTGTTGCATAGTGCAACCAACGCATTGTATTTTGCCCCGAGTGTAGGAAAACGCTGAAATGAGTTGACAACAGTTACACCCTTCACGTCACACCGAATTGTCTGCCCAAATCGGGCAGCATCGTTGAGGATAATGAGCTTTAACTGGCCCTCGTATTCCTGCCTAGTAAACCAGTATAATGCTTCTTCAATCAGGTGTTTGTCAGTCCCAACGCGGTTATAGGTCGGCATTATCGCTGTGACACTATAATATACCATGTTACCACCTCCCATCAGGGCATTTTTCTGTCGCCCAACTAGCCTTTTTGTCGATCGGGCAACCACACTTCCCACACTTGTTATTATTACGATGCGGACAGATTTCGCAAATCTTTACACGGTCTTCGTACACTTGTGGCAGAGCCAATTTCCAACCGCTAAGCGTGAATGCAGCGAGTGAGCGAGCGAACGAAGCTGCTTTCTTGTGCAATGCCGGAACAGCTTCCTTATCTCCCTTATCACAGGAAAGAACCATTAAACCGTTATTGTTTTCATATGTATTGATAACAGTCCAGTTTCTATTTTCATGGACGAACCTACCTACTGCTTTCTTCACGCTCTCCAAGTTTGCATCATGCAACACAATATAGTGATTACTCTGTGTTCCGTAAGCAATAAGTTGATCGTATACTTGCCCCTCACTATGCGGGTCCGTGTCAATGAATACTAGGTCAATGTCTTGTGGGTTGACCGGCCCATTGATTTCCCTGGCGTGCCACGCACTGGTTTTTAGCGAGCGAATAGATACAATGTCTTCTTTGCTGAGACTGCCATAATGAATGCTCGCACCCTTCGCAGCGGACGCTAATGCAAGTGAAGACGACAGGCGAGAACCAACATCAAGCACTGTCTTGCACTTGTTAGCCAGAATCGCTAGATGCAAAGTATGTTCCGCAATATCAGGCTCTAGTGACTGGTAAGTCACCATAGCTTCAGATACAGAATTTGGTTTCGCTACGGCCGAATATGGTTTACTGCAACTGTTGCATGATGCAATCGGCTTATCACGCCATGTATACGACTGCTCTTTGGTTATAAGTCCAGTAGCTAGGAAATGTTCTACTACTTCCTTGGTATTGAGTCCTAGTTCCTCGAAACCGATCATATAATTCCGGAACTTATCGAATGCTTTCAGAGGGTACTTCTTACCCCGTGGACAACCAAAACGATGCCACCACTTCATAGCAGTATGCAGATAGGCACCGTTGCCGTATTTGATGTACTTCTGTTGCAGATACCATTCTTCCCCACCAAACCCACGGAAATTAGGGTTGTATCCTAGCCAGTGGTCAGCGTTGACCACGAACATACCAGTACCGTTGTTCTTGATACTGTGTATGCCGTCCGCAAACCCGTCGTTCTGCCACTTCCCTTTCATTCCATCCGACCATTCTTCAGATAGCGACGTAGCGACAGACTGCCCGTTATCCATGACGAGCGGTCCGTGATATAGTGCCTTGTCGTCGAGTAAATCAAGCTTGTCGAAAAAGCCGGGTAGTAAGACTACATGCGAATCCATACATACTGTCCATCCCTGACAACTACGAATCGCCATATCCTTGGCTGCTGCGGTGCCGATAGCGTTGCGGTATGCAACGTACTTCCACCCTGCACTAGCACATAGCTTCTTAAGTGCCTGCCCTTCGTGTGAATCAGGATTGTTATCAACGATTACAATCTCGTTGATATGCTTGCGGTGGAAGTGAGCGTTAGCAATTGTTGCAACGCTCACGGAGTCAAAGTCGTCGTACACCGGGATAGCTAGGTTGAATTTCATACGGAACTCGTTGAGGTTGGAGCCGGTGTTGTTGAGGTCGTGCTATCCGACCCGTCACAACAAAATACAAGCTGATATCTGCCCCACAAACCAGGGGGTAATACACCACCAGTCGTATCTACAATTGCCCCGTCACAACTGCCATAATACGCATTGATTGCCGCCGATACTGCTGCCTGCGTAGGTCCGTCCATAGGCCGGGAATACGTATTACATTGTGAAGTAGGAGCTATAACGTCGCAATACGTTATAACCTGTGCCCAATCAAACGTTGGCGGACTACAGGATAGTATCCGAACATAGAAATAGCATTTCCGGCTACATGGCGGTTCTGTCGTGCTGGTAGTTGTCGTCGTTGTGGTTGTCGTTGTAGTGGCATGTGGGCCGCATGCGACGTAGCGAATTTCGCAATCAACGCCTGTATCAGCCGGTGCCGTGCAAGTGCATGACGGACAGTTTCGGGATATGTACACCCAATCATCTACTGAATCTCTCCATTGATATACGCAAACGCCATAGCACGATGTTGGGTCGGGTGCCGGTGTTGTATTGCTCGGTGGTCCACCACCCGGCGGGTAACAGTTCGTTACCGCTGCGTCTCCGCAAGTGCCATCCCCTACAGGTGTGTCACATTGACAGATACCAGTACAGTTATTAAACTGTAACTCCCAACTGCTGATAGCATAACGCCAGAAACATTGACCGCCACAAGGGGGTTGCGTAGTACCTGTCGGCTGTACACATGGCGTGATTACCGGCGTACATCCGTCGTTAGCTTGATCGGCCGGAGGTGGAACGCAGTTGCATAATGCACCACAATGGTATGTATCGGTTTCAATCTGAATCCATAAGCCACTAGCCGGAGACTTATACCACTTGCATCCGATCCCACATGTTGCCGGATCAAGTGTTGTCGTTGTGGTTGTAGTTGCCGGGTTTGGTGTCGTGCTGGTCGTTGTAGTACCCGTACAATCCGGATATTGTGTTGGTTCAGTGGTGAACTCTCGACACTGTGTCTTCACCGTCACCGACGTAGTACACTCCCCGTCTAGTGCGGGTGGCGGACAATAGTTTGGCGGATCACAGTAACAGCCTTCGCTACACGTTGACGACGTTTTACTCCACGCTTTCGTAGAGTAATTGAATGTGAATACGCACTCACCGGTACACTCATTCGGTACTGGATTTGGTGTCGTACCGGTTGCATTAGTCAACACCCGCATTGACCGAAGGCAAACGAGTTCCTTGTTCGACGTTTCCCCGATCACCAACGCATCAAGAGTATAGTTGATAAGCAGTGAATCGTTTTCTTCTAAGCCAATATCAGCCGGATCAAGTATCAGCCACGTGTTGAACTCGAATCCAGACTGATTGTCTGTGTAGTCAGTAAAGAAATCGGTATTCTCGTCTGTCGGTAGTGCGTTGTCCGTGAATAGTGTTTCGTCAAACTGCACCTGTTTACATGGGAACATACCGTTTGAATCACGGTATCCAATGATCCTAACTGCAACCTGCCTGCCTTTGGACGCATTACCGCCAAATGGATCGGCGTTAGGTGGTATGAAACGGTATGGCCTATTTTCATAAGCCTTAACCGCTCTGCCAATACGCATTGCATCCGCATAGCTGAATGTAACATCAGCAGATGGGCTTAGCATGTTACACCAGCGGTAGGTTAAGAACAGAGAAATCCAAGAATTCAAACGGTTGGTATTTACGATAGTATGGCAACATCCGGTACATTGTCGCACCTCTCGGGTGGTCGCGTGCTGTTGTCCCTTTTTGACCCCTCTTAACCGTCAATAAACACGTCTTATCGTCAGGATCACCACCGGGCGGAGTTGGCACAACAGTGATGTTGGTTACCGTGACAATCTCCGGTAGGAGTAGCTGCTTTTTCGGTGTCCTTGTGAAATCATAAGTACCGTCTTTCTTCTTGATTGGGTAGTATGTGTCTGGATTGAACGACGGTTCTCGACCCACTAATACACCGGCTACAGGTGCCCAATCGAGTGTATCACCATATTCGAGTAGTATATCAAACTCGTTATGCGGTCCGGGTACGATGTTTGTACCCACGCCTGGAACGTCAATTCCAGGGTTTTGTGGCGGCGGAAAGTTAACAACCTCTGTCCAGTTCTCCAGATACATGGATGTATCTGCTGCGTTCAAGTCAAATCGCAAGTCACGTTGGCCACCACCCACACCTAAAGGATGTTGTAGCATCTTGACAATAGGGTCATAAATGCTCTTACCCCGCCCGTTAAGCGGAGTTTGATTTGTCATCGGCTGTTTCGTTCGTGGATCAAGGAATACGTTACCGTCGCAGTCCCGCCAATCTTGATCGAGAATAAAATCGAACCAAGTAAACGGATTGAATGCAATTTCATACGTCACTTGGTAATAGAAGATGCCGTTAGTAACATTCGATGAACCCGTAATACTGTTGATCCTTGCCATCGCATAGTTATATCCGGCAAACGGCAAGAGGTTGATTTTGTTTGCGTATTTGTCCGCCGTAGCTTGATCGAAAGATGGTTCATTACGAACGATACGGAGGACACCTCGGTTATATCTTCGCATAACAGGCGGATCATATGGGTTCTGACTACTCGATTGGTAGGTTACACCGCGTACATCACGCTGAACCGCCCGTTCGTCAGGCTCGGAATCCCATGTAATTTGAGGTGGCTGGTATAACGGGTTATCAGTCTGTGCGGCCACTAACTGGTCAGTGTCATATGTGCAACGCAGATTCCAAATTAAGCGATTAGCAGTCCTAGTAGCGTGCATCCGCTGCAAAGTAGCAGCAAAATCATGCTCGTCAGCGGTCGCATTGGTGAACACATACGAATCACCGATCTTCGGTGTTAGTGGGCTAACATAGATATTCAGTGGGCCGTCGCCAACGTCATCGACGTACACTAGGTACTCAACAGTGTATTGTCTCCCCAGCACTTCATATAGCAGATTGTTCTTCCGCGTCTCTACAATGCCCTCAGACCTATTGCTTTTGACGCACTTAATAACCGCCATGTTAGCCCCCGTTGCATAGTGCAACTTATCCGGGTAGTTTGACCTGCGGCTTATTGAGCAACGCTTGTGCTGTTTGTTGCGTATATACAGCGATACGGTCTTGCGTTGCTTTTGCCTGTTCTAGCAATCGCTCAATCCTAGCCGTAGGGTTCTCGCTACGCACTTTCTGCTCAATTGTTGATCTAGCTTCCGCTCCCGCTGCTTCGCTAGAGCCTTCGCGGAGTGCAGATGGAGGTTGCAAGCTTAAACCGTTTGCTTCCTCCAGCCTTTGCACAACTTTGTCTAATGCCATTGCGTACTTTTCCCATGAAAGTACCCCAGCATTCACTAGCGGTTGCAGTTGTTTCAGTGCGTCAATCTCTGACCAGAATGTTTCAAGCGGGGTGGTGTTTTCATGAACAACCTGCCTTGCTTTTTCAAGCAGTCTTTGGTTGTTTGCAAGCTGTGCAATAGCTGCGTCGTTCTGGTGGAATGTGCTGGTAAGATTTTGCATCTCAACAGCAGCGTCATTAATCGATTTTTTCATTTCCTCATACGACAGACGAGCGTTATTGATGCTTTCAATGTTCGCATTCGATTCCGCTTGGTTATTTTTGAAGCTGTCAACCTGTTTATTCAGGTCAGCTAGCGTCTCTTCCATTGAACCAAACGGTGAAATATCACCCAATGCATCGGATAGGTATTTGGCACCTGATACAATAGCTCGCACGAGACGGAAGAATAGTTCCGCTACCTTGTTCGCAGCAATCTTGATATATTCAATCACCTTCTGTACTGCTGCAAATGTCTCCGAAATCGCGTATACGACTGTGATTACAATCTTCCCGAGTGCTTGAAACACCTTTCCAAGTCCTGTACCATCACCAACGATCTTCTGAATCACCTTAAATACAGCAATAATGGCCGGCATAACAGCCGTTGCTAGCTGTTGACCGACACCAATCAGCATTTCCTTTAGTTCACGGAACTTGTAGTTAGCTGCTTCAACCTCTTGCGTGTTCTTAAACGTCTGTCCGAGACGCTCAGCGGTCCCGAGGATGCCATTGAGTTGGTCTTTCTGCATACCAAGCAATGGCAATACTGCTGCTGCCTTGTCACCGAACAGTGATTGGGCAACAAAGGCTCTAGCTGTACTATCGCCAATCTTGTTTGTCTGCTCCGCAATCTTCGTGAATGCGTCAACTGGCGACTTAAGGACGCTCGGGTCGATCTTTAGTGCATCGAATGCGTTCTTTTTCAAGATATCGCCACCTTTAGCCTCATTCATTGAATTATGCAACGCCTGTAGGCTGGCTGTAGCGTCTTCCGCAGTCTTACCCATAAGCTTCATGGCAACGGCGAAACTCGCATACCTATCCATTGTTTCTCCGACCTGTATTGAGTTTCGTCTAAACTCCATAGCTTGACTAACCCCAGCAGTAGCAAGGGCTGTAATCGCAACCACAACAGCACCAATAACACCAATAACACCAACCGCACCAGCTTTAATAAGCCCGAAAGTGCCGCCGAGTGTGCCCCCCGCACTCTTGCCAGCGGATGCCATATTGCCAATAGCATCGGTTACCCCCTTGAATGATGAAACTACTTCGTTTCCAATACCGCTATGCTGCAATAAGCCTTGCATGGCGGCGGATGCCGCCGTAGCAGTTGTATTCAATACCTTAGTCGCACCCGTGGCGTCACTCATACCCTTTAAAGCACTCGTGACGCCAAGGATGGACTTGGTTACTGAATTGTACTGCTGTGCGGTATCCGCCTGTTTCTGTGCGGATTTAACTACATCGTTTGTCCATGTCATCTGCTTTTGCTGGATACTGACGTGAGGTGGTTCAATAACGGCTTTCGCTGTCTTTTCCTTGATTTGGGTTGCATCCTGCAACTTATCAAGGCGTTTTTGTGCGTCGTCTATCACCTTGTTAAAGGCGTCAGCGTTGGCCGTTATCTTGGTTGCTATGCTGCTGACGTTCGCCACGTTTCAACCCTCCTGCATTCGCGGCATACGCCATACCGATAGCTTCCATTTCCAAATCAGTTTGTTCGTTATCTTCGCCCCATTTCATGATAAAGTCGTCAATCTTCGTCAAAGATTTGCCCCCGTTACCTGTATAGATAACGAACGCAATCTGTGCTAGTTGGTGTATGATCCGTTTCGACCAATGCGGATTCTTATCCCTCCACGCTGCAAATGAAACGGCATCCCGCGATGATACCCGACGCATTAGTTCGCCGAATGGGATGCCGTACTCGTCAGCAACTTCTAGCCAGAACTTGATTCCGTCCCGCTCGATTCGTTTCCCTCAAGTTCCTCAATCTCAGTATCGCTAAGTCCGGACAGCTTGCGGGCTTCGTCAAATAGGCGGTCCATTACCTTACCCGATTTCTCGCCGAGCTTCTTTAAGTGCCCGGCGTTGAAGATAGGCCGGTGGTCGGTTGGGGAGACAATAGCAGACATCATGACTAGCTTAGCTCGCATGAGCTTGACATCTGGCACAGCTTCCCGTTTAATACGACCACGCTTATCCTTCACCTTCTTCACCTTACTAACGCTTTCGTCGAACTGGTCACGTTCCAACGCGGTAAGTTCGCGTAAGCATACTTCCTTGATCGGCCATTCCGGGGTAGGCACCATGACGGTAGCAACATCGTTGCACCCCAGAATAGCGTCAGCGATATCTTTCGGTTGCATGATGCAAAATCCTTTACGCAGCGGGTAGAGCCGCAACGTTAGCCAAGAATTGAACCGTATTGGTTGGCATAAACGTAACAGGAGTTTTAATCATTTCGTTTTCAGCGATATTCATCTCGATAGACTCAACGTATGCGTCCATTAATACAAGCACTTTGCCAGAGCGGAATAGGATGTATACTTGGAAATTTGAAATGTCATCGTTGTACAGTTCAAGTAGAAGCGTGTACATGTCATAAGACATGTTCAAATCTACTTGCAGCGGATCGGCTTCTTTCGTACCCGGACAGCGAGCGGTATAGAAATACGATTCGACTGTGAATCCGTCCGGAATAACATCCGGTTGTGGATCAAGTTCCGTCGCATCCACGACACCAGAACGTTTAAGACTGATGCCGTTAATCGCCGTTACACCACCGATTCGGACTGCCGGTAGAAATTCGCCTGGATCAACACCACCAATAGCACTATCGGTATTGTTGCGTTCACGAAGGAACAACTGAGTTCCTTTACTCTTCACCCTATTTGCACAACCTTGCTGGCTCATGATGGGTCTCCGCAACGAGAGTTTGCAAATGACACAATTACGGTTGATATCTTCAAACCGCGTTCTTGCTGTTCAATCGCAAACTCATCGTCCTCGGAGGAGGAATCTACATCGATACCCTCAAACATGTCATAATCGCCTGACGTATCCTGAAAGATACTGGTATTGAAATCCTCACTCCCTAGCCAATAGATATCGTTGCGTAATGCAACTAGATCGGAAGAGTTTTTTGCGATCACATATATAGAATATACCGTTGTGAAGTACCCATTATTGCCAGAAATTTCACGGTCAGGTACATCGTCTGTCTGTTGATATACAATACATGGGTATTGTGCTAACGAATCATCTTGTTCTTGGTATACTTCAAGGTGGAATACCCTGTCGTTGCATAATGCAATTACTTGTGGCCTAGCTTGCACGAACTGCACCAGCATTTCATCGGGCGGAATGCTAGCCATTTTCTATTACCCTCCGTATTGCGGCTAACGCTTCCGCCCCGTGAAATTGTGTTGCCGCATCTATGATATTGTCGCCCTTATACCTACCGATATTTCGCTGCTGTGTTACAATGTGCCCTAGCCTGTTCCTGAATGTCAACTGCTGTGTGAACTGGCGTCTCGGAAACATTACCAAGTGTGCATATTTGTGGGCTGTAATCTGCTTTGTTTGCTTGATGAAATTACGGCCAATACGCTGTCTCACTGTTACAGTAGTGGTCGCATTGGACTTCACACCAAGTATTAATACCAATGTACCTTGCTTCTTATAATACTTAAGTTTCGATATGAGGTTCTTCCTAAGCCAACCCGTGCGGTCATGCTTACGCATCATTGCTCGCATGTATTTAAGCAGAACTCTACCGCCCGCACGGATTGCCTTTTTCATCAGGTCAGCACGCTTTTTCGGGTCCGCTAAATCCAACGCACCAGACAGAGCCTCATTGACTCCTGATAGCTCTACCTTGATGCGAAAACCCGATTGGCGTGCCATTAGAAGAAGGCCACAACTGCGACAATACCGGGGTCACCATCGCCACCTTTGCCACCACTTGCAGTCGGGCCGTTAGCAGTGGCACCGCCACCGCCGCCACCGCCCCCATACGCTCCGCCGTTGCCGCCGGCCGCACCATTGCCGACCGTGCTACCGCCACCACCTCCGCCACCGGCACCACCCATTAGCACTAGCGTAGGGGTATTGCCGCCGTTGCTGCCGGGGGTTCCAGTCGCTCCGCCTGCCCCACCCGCACCGGCACCCGCCCCATCAAGCATAGACGGGCGATTGCCGCCATTACCGCCAGCGTAGAATGCACTGGTAGTATCACACCCGCCACCACCTCCACCACCACCCGGAGCAAAACCGGCAGTAGCAGCAGCAATCCCGGCGGCATTACCTTTGCCGTTGCCGCCAGCGGAACCGGCGTTGACTGCAACAGTTGCACCGGCTCCGCCGTTGGCGGTCGGCGAAACACTAGCGAGTCCACCAGTACCACCCGCCCCGCCGACGGTTTGGATGAAAGAGCCGAATGAGTGAGTACCACCCGCACTGCCATTCACGCCATTCGATTGGTTGCCACCGGCCCCACCAGTGCCACCTGCCCCGACAGTTACAGTGACTACATCAGGCAGCAATGCAGCGTCAATAACGAGTGACGAAATACCGCCACTACCGCCACCACCGCCGCCACTCCCCGTTTCAGTGCCGACACCGGCAGTTGCCCCACGACCGCCACCGCCTCCGCCACCTGCCCCGATCATGATTACTTTGACATGCTTGCACCCGACCGGTTTAAGCCAGGTGTAGGTGCCAGCGTTACGGAAGTAAGTAATGTTCATGTTTTCCCTTAGTTGCATGATGCAATTATTGGCTATATACCCGCTGCTGTGCGGAACGTTGGTTTAAAATTAGTCGCACAAGTCGTCTGACCACCTGGGCTAGTTTGATGCAACCCGTCACATGCGGAGTAGTTTGTGAATCCAGTAATGTCTAGATATAGGCAGTTAGCGGGTGTAGAACACGCTGCGATTGCGTTATTAATCCGTGTATTCTGTGTAACGTAATTCAAACTACTTTGCTGATTCGCTAGTCCAATACACACAACTTTTGCAGATGGATACGCAGAGAAAATGCCATTTAAGATTGAGGTATAGTCAGCCGTTATATCTGTTGCTCCGTCATTAGTTCCGCTCCATATCCCAACCACATTTGGGGCTTTTGGTCCAGCTAAATCCGCTGTTAGGTTAGTTAGGACATTATTCGTAGTGCGGCCAGATACGGCACGATTATCACAATCGATACCTGTACCTGTATCCGCTTGAATCTGCTTGCACATGAGGTATGACCATGACCTCATGTTGTTGTTATCGCCAGCACAGCTAACACCGTCAGTCAGCGAATCACCTAGAAATTTGAAATTCAATCGGCTTGCTAACGCCGATGTGTCAAATGATGACTGTGTACCACCTAACAAAACGGAGTCAGAAATAACCGTTCGACTTGACACAATCGTGTATTCATGCGGTGTACCGTCGCCAACGCCTACCGGTGTCCAACCGCATGTAAGTGGGCCGGCTGGAAACTGTGACTGGCCGAGCGTGGGTATAGCAGGACCGGGAACACCATCAGTTTCTAGCACAAACCAACCAAGAGAATTGATACGGTTAAATACCCAAATATTATATCCGGCTTGAATGGTCGCTTTAAACCGGAAAGATTGTGTGCCTTTACTGGATGCAAATACTGGTGCAACACCGCCATTTGAAGAGAACGAGTCCGTCGCATTAACAAATAGTGCTTCCGTTCCGGATGCACCAGACATTATAACAAGTGGTGTTCCCGACCCGTTGAAGTTCGGGTCAGCGGTAATTTGTGGTTGAGAACCAACAACCTCGCAGGTTGTTGCATTATTCAACAAGTTAACAAAACCTGGGGTAAAACCAGAGTCAGCAACAAACTCCAGAGTATGCCAAGTATCCGCTAGGCCACTCGCAACAATGATTCGCGTACCGGATGGATACAAAGGGCGATACCACGGGCCGTTATCGACACGGCATCGAAACGGGTTGTTACCACCGGCACCGATGATGAGATTTACTTGTGATCCGCGGAACAGGAAACGGTAGCCTGAATTCACCGACATAAACTTGTGTTGGCTAGGCGTAGTCGTGTCGTCATAACGCCCGTATTGATATGGCGTAAGCGACGCAATGCCAAGCGAGAGTGTTTTCCTTCCACCGAAAAGCGGTTGTTGGCCTTTAATCATGGTGCCATCGTAGTGCCAGTGGTAAGGACATACACCTCAGAGTTTGCCCCCGGAGTGAATCCGGTAGGCGTAATAAGGTATCCATATAGCGTTGTACCCGCTGATTGCATCATTTCGTTTAGCTGTGTAGCTTTGACATACAGCGTGGAGCCGAGGTCCACAACAGTAGGTATATCGACGTAACCAATATAACTGGCACGATCACCAGCCGGCAAATCCCATGTGTTCGTATTGGTGTAATTGCTGGGGGGTGAAGACGAATACAAGTGCAGTCTAAATGCCCCCATGCCAGACGGGATAGCAGCAATGTTAAGCATCAACTTAACATCGGTAAAATAGAACACCCCAGCAGCATTAACAACATTAGTTAGGGTAATTACCCCGCCAATAACGGCACCCGCACCATACGCGGTTTGGTTGGCCGGTCGGTTGATAGTGGTCTGAACTAGCTTCGCTGTAGACGGCAGACCGGCCGGAATAGCTACATTACCATCAAACAAGCTACCATCGAGCTTGATTAATGCAACAACAGCACCTTTCTTGTTGCTATCGTTAGGGTCTTTATACATCTTCACACCACCGGGAATTGCAGTATTATTCCCGTCATTAACGACTGCACTATCTGCGATGATGTTCTCCATTGCTCACCAGAGGATTAGCAGTAGGACATACTGTGAGTTACGACCGTCTGAGAAGTTGAGAGACGGTGTATATGGTATAGAACCACTACCGCTATCAACAATACCACTTAATCCGCTAAGTCCAGTGAGAGCCAGCATATTGCACCCGTTGCATAGTGCAACGTTAAGTAGCAAAGTTCATTGAGGACACATTGAGTGTACCAGTTACAGTACCACCACCGGCAGACAGGCGAACGGCTAGCTTTCTGCCAGCCGTTAACGTCGATACCGGGTTCTTGAATTCAAGTGGACCGGGACCGGCAGCAGTTACAGGCACACTATAAAGCGTACCCTCATCCGCAGAGTCGTCAACGTTTCGCTGAATGATCGACAGCATACCGCCTGTCGGTGCAGCAGAATAGCCGAAGTGTACTTCGTCAACCTTTACAAACCGGTTATTGTCTGTCGGTGTGATCTTGATTTCGGTTACGTCATTTGCAGCACCAGTAACCGGATTCCCCCACTGGAATGGCGTTGCCATTATCGAATCTCTATGGCGTAATACTGGCATTTAACGCCCATTAAGGATGGGTCCACTTCGGGACCAATCCAAAATGAACGTTCTCTAACACCGTCATTCCACACAAGCTTTGTGCGGTGCGATATGTCGGGCCGGCACGCCATACAGATTTTATGGGAAATATCCGCTCGCACTTGGCGAGCAACAACGAGTTCACGACCGGCTACAGGTTCGATACTGACGTATTCATCAGGTGGGTCAGCCGGAGTGAATGATAATTCACTATCACCCTTACCAGTACGGTTAGACACGCAAGTAAACACGTCAACTAAATGGATAAACTCACCGGGGTCTATTGTGACCATTGGGTGAACCCCGCCAGTTTCAGTTGATTTATGCAACGATAAAACATGGGGTCGTATTTAGATCGGTCGCCGTAATACATGTTAGTGACAAGGTACTTAACCGCTAGTTTGTACGCGGCGGGTACGTCGTCTGGGTTTGTTGAGGAACTGACCCCGTAGCCGGCGGAGAAGGTGACACGGACGGATTGTAGACGGAACGGGTCGGTGAATGGCCAGACTTGGCCTTTCGTCGGAATGACACGACCTGGACAACGAGCATTAGCAACTTGATAATTTGCCGGATCAAGTACATAATCAACCCCCTGTACGTCAGTGTATGAAATATCAGTAACAGTCTTTACTGGGTAGCGTGGAAGCTTGAATTGAGACGATTGGAAATCATACGGCCATAGTTGCGTACCGTAATACATAGGGAAACGATCCAACGTCATACGATATGTGGTTGGAGTTGCAGTGTGCATCGTCAAATTTTCGATTTGTTCCGTCGCGTCCTTCACCAACTGCCTTAATTCTTCATCTTCCGCATCCCGTCCACGAATGCGTAACCAAGCCTTAATACTGCCCGGCCCGTCGTCTGGTGTCAGATAGACGGGCAGGACAGTAGGCTTAGTAACCACTTCCAACGCGAATTTGCCATTCATTTGGCATCTTCTTTCTTGGTTTCACGGAGGGGTACAGTCAGCGGGGTATTACCAGGCGGAATCACACCGGCTTCGATGTCAGTAGCGGTGAATTCCGGTTTCTTAACGCCTGAGGTTTCCTCGTCCTTGCGGTCTTCTGGGTCAGGGGTTGCTGATTGCATACTGTATTTCGTCTCGCCTTCCTTCACATCCGGGCTATTGTCGAAAATCGGATTGCCCGGACTGTTGGACTTGGCGAGGCGTTTATATGTCTTGTCATCAAGGTTATATAGCTTGCCAGCTTGAAGAACCATCGTCGGTTCACAATGCGTAGCAAGCATACGAACGAGACGGGCCATAACAAACCTTGTTGCGTTATGCAACGAAATGGGACGGGTTGTTGTTCAGGTTCTTACGCATATCGAACCCGATAAGCAACGCTGCCGGTTGGCCGGTGATGGCAACTTTGATATACTGGTATTTCACAGCGGTAACGGTTACCGCTTTCACGCCGGAAAACGTATACAAAGTGGTTGACGTTGAGAAGTTGTCGTTAGAGCCGATAATCGACCCAGCAATATCGGCTCCATTCTGTGCGGCAACGAAAATACAATCCGTTTCGCTGGTGAACATTTCTTTGGACGGGTCGTTGTTTGCAGCAACGACCGCGACCGACTTAACGAACTGTCCGAGGTTCGGGTGAGGTTGCATTATGCACCTTACGAGGTGCCGCACTTGAAGCGGGCAAACGCCTCTTCAAGTACCGGCATACCGTCAGCTTCGCTAGTCACAATGAAACCGACTTGACCGGTTTCAGCGTACAGTTCCCAGAGAATCTTGATGGTGATTTCCTGAGAGCGAGCGACGTAGTAAAACTGAGGGTCACAGAGCATAGCAACATACGATTGATCAGTGAATGTAGACGGACAGAACTCGGACAGGTTGATAGGACATTCTAGCAGTTGGTCCGGCTGACGGGGCAACGTGCTAGCGTCGTAGATCGGGATATTGGTGGAAGAAGAAGCCAATTGCAATACACGCTTCATGAATAGCCGGTGGAAGAACCATTCGGCACGGTTGTGGTACTGTGCTTTCAGGCTATATTTCAGGTCATATAGGGCGGGCCATGTAATACCGGTGGCCGCACCAGTCGGGATATCACGAGCGGTCGAAATACCACGGGAGGACGCCACAAACATGCCGAGTGGCTTACCCACACCGTTGCCGGTCATAAGTGCCTTTTCAAGTGTGCGAGCAATCGTATAAGCCATACGATTGCTAACCACTTGATCCGGCTTGCCGCGAAGACCGTTGGCGGTAGCGGCATTATCATCAGACTGCCGAGTGACCGAAAACGCCATACGCAGGAAGCGTTCGGAGACGAGGATACGTTTGCGAATCGGAGTCGGCGTCAATTGCCGTTTGCCGAACCGCATTGTATCATCAAGCAAAATCTGGCTGATTTCAGTCGTCCATTCGGCGTCGGAACCACTGTCTTCGATGGTCGGGATGCCGAGCGAAGCAGCATCAGTGACGGTAATAACCGTACACTTCTCCGACATGGGCATTAAATCATCAACAGCTTTCAGGATGTTGTTCGAGATAGTGACCGGCAGAACGAGATATCCACCCTTCACGTCAACGTCCATTTGCAAAGCCCGCTGTTCGCGTCCTTTGCTCTTGACGTATGCGTTGACGGCTTCCCTATACTCCAACGTGCTACGACGTTGATAGTGTGGGTTTTCTGGATCAATAAGCGGAACCTTCTTACCTTCCTTGCCAGACTTCGGTGGAGTCCGACGCTTTTCCCGAGGAAGACGCGAACGCGAGTCATTACCGTCCGTGTTCTCGTCATCCATATTGCCATCTTCCCGGTCTTCGCCTTCTCCCTCTCCTTCCTCTTCATAGTCCATCAGAGTTTCGATATTGGAAACCCGTTGGTCAATGACAGTGATATCAGCCGACATTTTATCAAATTGTGCCTGTTCTTCCGGCGAAAGTTCACGTTTTTCCGTGTCCGCTTTCGCATAAAGACCACGCATATCGGTCAAAATCTTCTTCTTTTTGGCTTTTAGGTCAGTAACGTCTTTCCATTGGGTAGCGGTTGCGGCCATGTTATGTCGTGCCCTGTCTGTCTATACAGGTTACATATTATACTATACCGTTGCACCATGCAACTTAAGGAAATTTGCAACCTGAGACAGACGGACACGAGGTTCCGACTTAGGGATTTCTCTCCGGGTTCGTTGAGCGATATTAGCGGAGGTTGCTAGATAAGCCGGGTCTGGACAGAAACACACTTCAAACAATTCTGCTTTGGAGATAGTACGACAAGCGATATCGTCAATACGCTCCCACTTGTCACTATTCGCTCGGAAGTCGAACGACATACCTTGGATATCACGGCGGTCTACATGCTGAATCAGTTCAGTGCCTACAGCGGTATTCGGAATTGATGCCCGAATATGTAGACCGTCCGAAGTATCCGTAATGACAAGCGTTCCGCCTTGCGTTGTCGCAATCAACTTGTCGCGGTTGTGATCGACCGTACAACAGATATTACGCTTGCCTAGCGACTCCGAAAACGCACCAGGGAGGAACTGTTCCTTAAAATCGTTGTTCCAACCGAGGGTTTGTGACCACGATCGGTACGGACAAGCAATCCCTTCGATAAATACCCCGCCGTTGTCCGGTGCGTTCCGTTTCTCCAGTTTCGTAATAAAGAATTGTGTTTGCAGTTGCATAGTGCAACCCCTTACCACGATAGGACGTTGGTGAGTTTCTGAATCAATGCACCAATACAGACAAATACAATAATGGCAATAAAGCCAGCAATGTTAGATAAGCTTTCGTCTTTCTTCTTCGCTTCGTCTCTGGCTCTAATTTTCTGGTCAAACATTTCTTGCATATCAACCGAGAATCTGGCTTCATTAAATACTTGCGGAACTTCTTTCGGCTCTTGTTCACCTTCGGAAATCAAGTATTCAGCCATAGCCTTGTCAAACTGCTCTTGTTCATCGAAACTATGGCCACGTTCGTCCATGTAATCACAGAAGTCTAAGACACGTTGAAAGTGTTCATCATCTCGGATCACGAGTTGACGTTCTTCAGAGTTGTGCAGCTTAACGGCCATGTTTAACCCTTAAATTGGAGTGAGTTGCATAGTGCAACGTAGAGTGATTCATCAGCGTCCGGCATTGTAGCCTTAAAGACTTCCATTGCCGTAACCTTATCAGTCCCCAAACTACGAATTAAGACAATAGTGTCATTAATAACCTTCGGGTCGACTGGTTTACCCGGCTTCTCTTCAAGTGGGATCATGGTTGACGGGGTAACTCGACTATCACCCACTTCCGGCGGCATTAGTTGCTCGCGTTCCTTTCGTTTGATATCATTCAGCGTGTAATATCCTAGATTCCGCTGCTTTGAATACAAATCCCACTTCGTATTTTCCTCCATAACGACAATCCGCGATACATCAGGCTTATAGAAGTAACCAGATACTTGCTCCGGCATTGTAAGCAATTTCCGCTTCATCTCGCCCGCCCATGTCTCGATCCACGGTTCCAGTGTGTATGTTTTGAAATCCAAACCTTGCGATTCCGTGGTAGAGAAATTCGCTTCGTCCAAGTCATACAGCAAATGTGGAGGGACGCTAAGCCAACGAGCAATTTCGCGTACTTGGAACTGCCGCGTTTGGAGGAATTGACCATCTTCCGGAGGGATACCAATCTGTTGGTATTTCATGCCCTCATCCAACACAACAACGCGGCGGGCACGTTGAGAACCACCGGCAACGTCCTCAATCTCCTCCCTAATATTGTCCTTCGCCTTTAAATCGAGGTCGGCAGGGTGCGTGACAATGCCGCCCGGAACCGCATTATTGCCAAAGAAAGACGCACCGAACTTCTCTGTACTAAGTCCGAGAGCGATTGATTCTCTCGCACACGCAACAACTGAATAGCCTTGCAGTCCATCAAATCCATAACCTGCAATGTGCAAGATTTCGTGTGACTTGTATGTAGCGTCCGAGTCGCCGGGTGCAGTCGCTTTGTACTCATATATTACACTCCCGTCGGTCTTTTTCTTATCATACTTCGGGGTTACTTGGTTCGGCGGAACTGGCCAAAGGGCAACTGGTCTATCGTCTTTGTCTCGTTCAATCCATGCGTAACCGTTACCCCATGTTAATGCATGGGCGGTAAGCATATCTGTAAATTGAAACCAAGTCATATTGGGGTTTGGCCCGACAGAGAAGAAGAGGTTTGTATTGTGGTCGAATTCTGGTGCGTCGCCTTCCTCTCTGCCCTCTTTCCAGACAGACCAAAGGACAAGAGCGATACTCCGGGCGATTAAATTCACGCCACGAAAGTATGCAGCGTAGTTATATGCGTTATTTTCGTCTACATATAACCCGGCCTGTGTTTGCCCCTTCATACCGAACAATTCAATCAACGCTGGGTCGCGTAGTGGAACACCAGCGTATTTCAAAGCCCGTTTTGCGACAAAGCGGGCGGCTTTTTGCCACTGACGGGCTAACCAGTTCATTATATTGCCAGTGTGAGGGGGCGACGGTCGGAATACTTTGATTTGAAAGTCGGCTCTTGATTAATAGCCATGTATACAGACATGAGCAGGGCAGCAAAACCGTCGATTTTCCCCTTACTAGCCTTCTTATCGAGCTTGCGGTTGCCATTGCTGTCTGTAGTCGTCATACAGTTGGTTAGCATCCACTCCATGATTGGGTTTGCATCATGCAACAGAATGCCGCCAATAATCAAGTCTTCAAGGCACTTCAACGGTTCATGTAGGTTCGGGCCGTTATAACCGACTAAGCGGAGAATGTCCTTCTTCCAAAGCTGCAATTCCTTGAGCTTAGTTTGCATACTATACACGAAGCGAGTTGCATTGAACTTGTCAACCCCGATCCCAGTAACCGGTACAGGGTCATCAATTAGACTCGCTATGATATCGTCCTCAACAACCTCCTGTCGAGCAACAGGACCGGGAATGAGTTTTAGCAACCCCATATCCGCCCAAAGCTGATAACGATCCTTGTTGATCTTATTCGCTGGTTCCGACGGTGCCCAAAACGAGAATTTAGCCTGGATACGCTCTTGACCCTGGAAAGATACTTTGCGAATGTCGGCAGTGGCGGATAGGTCCAAATGGTTAGACAAGTCAACCGCGATGAACCGCATTGGGTCTTTGGCTAGTACCGGCTCGTCTTCCGTAGGTTGCATGGTGCAACCATTCCAGTATTTCACTTCAAGCCACGTCGATTCGTGTTTGGTCGGCTTGTTCAATCTGTAACGGAGGAAATCCGACTTATCAGCCGGATTCTTCAACGCCTCTTGATACGCTTTCCTGAACTCAACTTCATTAAGGCTCGCTCCCCATGAAGGATTCACACGCTTCCATACGTTTTCGTCTTCCCAGTCTTCGTAGTCTTCCATTGCGTATACGCAAGGAAGCGTATAGATATCAATCACTTCCGATTTCTGAATTCTCCGGGCGTGGCTGAATCGCTCCCACCAAAGCAAAGACTCGTCCAATTCACCAGCGGTGGAAAGGACAAAACAAATAGGTTGGTCCCTAGCAGCACCTCCGTAACGGAGGGCTTTCCACAAATCACGATTAGGCTGAGTATGCAATTCATCAAACAGCAAGCCATGAATATTAAGCCCCTCATTTCGATACCCATCAGCGGAGAGAACTTTGTATTCACCGTCAATCTCTGGAAAGCGGATGAGTTTCTTAGACTCCCGTACTTTTAGAATCTCTTCTAGGTCCGGACTACGCCGGACCATTGATACCGCTTCTTTATAGACAATCCCGGCTTGCTCTCTATCGCAGGCGGCACTATAAACATGAGGGCTAGGTTCGCCATCACCACAAAGCAAGTACAAAGCCACACCAGCCATGAGAGTAGATTTGCCATTCTTTTTCGGAATCCAGATTTCGACATTTTGAAACCGCCTCTTGCCGTTAGGCATTTTCCATCCGAAGGCCGGAGCGATAATACCCTCCCATTGCCAAGGCAGCAATTCAAAGGGTTTATCAGCATTCCGGCCTTTGGGATGCTTTAGGAACGTCGTGAAGAACTCCCGTACACGCAATGCGGCGTCAAGATCGAAGTAGCAACCTTTCCGTACTGCTTCTTCGTCCGATGCGTTCCGAATCCAGTTAGTATAAGGTTGCATTATGCACCTTGCTCGTCAGCAGCAATACGGGCGGCACGGCTACGGGCCGTAAAATCGAGTAGACCGGATTTCTTTTTACCCTTCACGCCGACACGGGCTTGCGGATTCTCGCCATCTGCAATGGCTTGTTGCCGTGCTGCTTTTGCCGCTGAAAATACACCGATACCAAGTTCGGAACCGAGACGCAATGCCTGGCTGTTGTATGTCAACATTACATCAATCATTGGGTTCGGAATCTGTTTACCGTTTAGTGAAATCAGTTCGTGCCCATGTACTTTGTCTTCCATTTCCTCAATAGATGAAATAAGAAATACATACCGCTCCAGCATTCGGCATACACCGAATGGGAGCGGTTTTGTTTCGTCACCCAATAAATCGACATACAAGCTAGACCAATACTCGCATCCGTTCCGGAACTCTCTCAAGCGTAGTGGTGGAGTCGGTATTTCCATTGTACTTTGCTCGCAACTTATCAAGTAAGTCATTACGTCGTCGTAACAACTCCGCTGGCGGTCGTTGATTAGTTTGTGCCTGTATTGCCCGGCACTCGCCAATCAGCTTATGACAGCGGATAATATCTGGGTCAATCGCAGTATGGTCATAATATACTATACCTGGTAAGGTGTCTTCAAACGGCATATTTTCGTCGTCAGATGAGAGGTCGGTAAAGGTACTAGTTATTGTATTGCGTTTTACTCGGAATTCTATTTCCAGGAATTCGGCAATATTGCGGCGTGCGTGATAGAAACACCACTCACGGAAATTGCCAGTCTTTTTCGCAACATCATATCGACACGCTTGCGGAATGGCACGAGTAATTGCGTATGATTCAACTTCGGTCCAGTATTTGTATACTATCTTGCCACTAATCTTAACATGGAGTGCCCTTGCTTGGCGTGTAGTAACAATTAATACTTTACCACCTTCCTCAGTCAGCTTACCGTCCTTCACGAACCGCCCTTGGTCGCCGTTGTCCCATTCCGGATTCTGTTGCATGATGCAACCCCCTAATACTGACGTGAGAATTCGAATGTTTTGTCATTGCGGGTGAGAGTAAACTTATCGCCGACTCGCGTATACTTCCATGTCTCTGCACCTACCGTCAGTGTATTGTGTTGTGGGCCGTATTTGAACTGGAGGTATTCACGGCCGTTGTGGATAGAGTTATCCTTGATCGTTAGTGTCCCACTTAAGCATTTCGGCGGATCGTCACTAGTACAACACCATACACCGTCAATCGTCGGAAATTTCATTTCATATGGGATAGGTGCAGAGAGTGTTAGGGCTAGTGCTAGGGTCTGCATTCGAGTAATCCTTTGAACTCTTTGAAGTCCGTAAAGAGACGTAGAAATACTTGTTCACAGTTGTTCTTAACGAATTGCTCTACTTTGGCAAGCAACTCCATGCTGACCCACATGTGGGGTTCGCATTCGAACGTGAACGTGTGGATAGGTTGATCCGTGTTCTGTTTGTAATACACCTCAATTTGCCACATATACCCTGTATTGTTGCACGATGCAACCCATAGCTCGAATTCGCCAACATCACACATGACGTTCAAGACCGGGTTGATGATATCTGGCGTGAAGTCCCCACCTTCAAGCAATTGCCATTTCTGGATAGGACTACTCATAATGCACCTCGGAATTTACTGTAGGCGTCGAACATAGCTGAGAATATTACGCTCATTTTGTCGCGTAGAAGTTGTTCAACTTCGGCGAACAGTTCATGGCATGGTGCGTAGCGATGCGGAATTTTGGCATTATCTGCGAATATTCGGCAGACGTGTTGCTTCTCCGGATAATACACTTCAATCAGCCACTCACACGTCTTCTCGTTGCGTAATGCAACGTATATCGTAAACCCTTCTACTCTCGCTCCTGCACTAATAGCACTACATACTTTCCACTCGTGTTTTGGCGACTTTTGTACCGAGCGGTTCATATGTACACCTCAAAATGGTGGTC